AAGACGCCCAGCGGGTCATCCGACAGGCTCAGGCACAGAGGTCCCCGCCCCCCGACGTCCAAGTAGGGGATACCGTGAGGGTTGTGTCTCGGGACATTCAGAACATGTTTGACAAAAAAATTAGGTCCAACTGGACTCGTGAACTGTTTACTGTGAAGGCTATCAAGGGCTCTAAAGTCGTCCTGAATGACGGGGCAGAGGTCATGTCCCATGAGGTCCTGCAGATCGACCCAGACATCTTGTTCGAGGGGCCTCAGAAGGCCCCGGTTGAGACCGCTCCAAAGAAGCCGAAGCCCAGTTCTCAACGGGAGCTACGGCAGACGAAGGACTACCTGACGGCCCCAAAACCCACGGAATTGCCCGAACGACGTCAGAGGCAACAGAAAATCATCCACGACGTGACTCACTTCTAAAACGTCTCAGGGATACCATGGGCGGCCAGATGCTCCTCCAGAAGGCGGCGATTGTGCTCTGGGTTGTAGGACCACTGATTCAAATACGTCGTAAACCGCTTATCCACGTTTTTGACCGAGCGGTTGCGATGCATGTATGCCAGAAAATCGACGCAGTACCATCCGCAAACAGTGGAGTTGAGATTTTGAATCGTTATGTTCGCGTACGGGTATCGAACTAGTGACCTAAGCAGTGTCTGTACGGACATGGGAGGAGGGACACCGAACGAGTCGAAGTAGCAGCATTTTCCCTTCTCGACCCAGAAGGCTACCCAATGGGTGCCGGGCAGTTGCTTCCCCTTGGAGTCGTGACTATCGGACAGGTTGACGACATAACCCCCGTCTACGGGCTTCTCCGGTAAATCGTTCTTGCTGTACACCCCCACGAGAGGGATGTGGTGTCTCTCGCAGATGTCGGCCAGTTGGTGGTTGGTGGTGATCGAAGGCATGTCTATAACTAGCTCGCCATGCGAAAACTACCCCCTTTCGTCACTCGAATGGAATGGTCCGACTGGACCGAGTTGCTCGGCCACATGGCCGGATGGTTGGCGGGCAGAAAGCCGGACATGTTCTCGTCATAGGTGATCGCCCTCTTGGGCACGGCGGGGGGCTTGCTAGGCCCCTTAGCTCGGGTAGTCTTACGAGCCTTTGCCTTCACGCCGAACCCACCAGTGGCGTCTCCCAGAGCATTCACTGCCGAGGCGGCGTACTTGTCGGCCAAGAGAGCTGCGGGTGCTGCGAGCTCGGGCTGTCCCATCGCGATGGCTGCGGCAGGCAATCCCTTCTTCACGACCTGAGTCATTACGTCCCTGATGATGGGACCCACTACAGGCTTCACCTTCCTGTTATACGCCTTACCCATTTTTTGGAGGGCCCGTCCCACGTCACGGAGCTTGAGACCCGACGCCTCAATCTCCTGGGCAGAGAGCTGGATCTTGACGCCCTTGTTCTTCTTCATGGCTGTCGCTACCCGCTTGGCTAACTCGTCGTTGACCTGGATCTTCGTACCCCCGCCGATCTGACTGGCTTTCAGCTGGATGGTATGGCCGTTCCGGATTCGGGCGAGGTTGCGTTCTGAGAGGTCGACCTTCACTTCGGGCATTCCTTTGTCTATATGTTTTACAGCCCTACAAGAAAAAATGAGTCACCACAAAATGTGATAGGCCATCCACATGGGGGACCCCTTCGGGGCTGTTGCCCATTTTGCGTTTCGCTTCCTGAAGGCTTCCAGACGTTTTGAATCCTTGTGTTTCGTGAAGTCTTCCTTAGAAAAGTGACCGAAATGTGTCTTTTTGCCGGTATCGTGGTCAATGTACATCCATTTTTTTTGCTTCTGTGTCGATGGATACACCCATTCGGGGTTAAATCCGTACTCGTTCAGCTTTTTGCGTACAACACCAAACGATGAGTAATGGAGTAGGTCAATGGATTTGGAGGCGTATTCCTGTGAATCTGTCTTCATCCTATATCTTAGAGGTCAGACGACGTGATGGCACTGGTGGCCGTGTCCACGGTCACACTGCGGTCGTACTCGATGAAGAAGAGCAAGTCCAGAGCTTTGGCACTGGCAATCGTTGCCGAGACCTGGATCGATTTGGGCGTGTCCTCGTCCGCAGGCATACGACGGCTGAGGTCCGCCACGATGTAGCGATAGCCGATGGTCCAGTCCTGCTCGGAGAGGAGGCCCGTGGTCGTACCCAGCTGGAGGCCACCGTTCACGCTGTACGCAGGGGAGACCTCGTTCTTGTACATGTCCCAGCCGTAGTCCACTGGAGCCTGCCACAGGTTGACACCCGACACCTGTACCTGTAGGTTAGTGAGGGCCGCGTAGGCCGAAGTCGTCCCGGGCTCGGAGGCGAAAGGGGACTGGTACACGGGGACATCCACTAGGCCGGTGTTGGCTGCCTTCGAGTAGTACGGGATGATGATGAGACGCTTCGCCCTCTTGAGGCCACCAGTCAGCAGCGTCTGGAAAGTGCCCGTCTGGTTCTGCAGGAGCTGGTAGTGCAGGTCGGTGTACGTCACCATCTTCTGGGGCAGGGTCGACAAGAACTCCTTCTCGGCGGCGGGGTTCATCGTGAAGGAGTCACACACCAACTGGCACGACGTTGCCAGAGTGTTTTTCTTACTGTTCGTCCCGTCCGTGGCGGTGACGATACCGCATGCAAAAGTCTGCGTGCGATTGCCCGTACCGATGAAGGTTGTAAGGTTAGGGTTATTGGGGACAGCTGAGGCGATCATGAGTGGGTTGGTGTTGCCAACGATAGTAGGGGTTCCGACCTTGATAGTTGCGTTTGCCGCAGTGGCGTCATGTGTATATGTGATGGTTTGCGAACTGGAGTTGTAGCCAAAGGTCAGCTGGAGAAAGGGGGACTTCACAAGGGGCATGCGGTCAAAGAAATCGGAGAGGTCACGCAGCCTGATACGGGCGAGGATGTGCCACGTATACACTCGATTAGCTCCAGCCCCCTCATCTGCGAAGTACGACCGGCGTTGCGTGACAGCCTGATCTACAGTAATGTTACCACCCAGACCGCCTAGGTTTGCTGCGGCGGGCCCTCCAGCCGTAGACAGGTCCGTGACATTGCGGAGACGCTCCTGGAAACCAGCGTTAAATGCCTCTCCCTTAGCCCCTATACCGCTGAAGTCTCCCAGAGCAGAGGCAGTGGCTCGGTTGTTACTCACACCCTGTCCGTCTTTACTCTTGCCATCGGCACTGATACGGAATGACGTGGCTGTATCAGGGCTGAAGAAGTAAGACGAGCCGTGCTTCTTCAGGTCATCTTGGCTGAAGGATGAGAGCATCTTCCAATGCACGTAGTGGTTCAGCAGTGGGGTTTCCTGGAGCACCTGCTGGTTATTGAAACGCACACTCATGGAGTCGATGATGTGGTGCGTGCCAGCCTTGAGACCCGCCATGAAGGCGTTGGCTGCACCCGTGATGTCATCGGAGGACTTAGAGACGATCGTGAAGGGGATGTGTACCTCGGCGGAACGCAGGTCGACCCATCGACCCGAGGTCGCCAGCCTAGACGTATCGAACGAGATCCGACCGTTGTAGCTGCCCTGTTGCTGGTCAACGATAGACAGAGACTCACGCTTCACAAAGGGAGAGGAACCGGTCATCTCGGACTCCATAGACGCCTGAAGGGTGTATTCGTCAGCCATTTTTCTCTATATGAAATCAAAACGAGATATACTTTTTCTTCGCTAACACATTTCCGCCGATCTGAAGGCTAGACAGTTTCTTCGACAGCTCGGTCGTATCCGTATGGACGACGGGGGGTTCTTTCTGGGGGACAGGGGGCTTTAGATGCTTTTTGACGGTGATGACACTGCCCGATTTCAAACGTACAAGTTTCATTGGTTCTTATCCTTGATTGCGAGGATAATAACCACATTCGGGTCCTTGACGACCAGTGGGGTGAACGCCTGGTTATACAGTTGAATCTCGACGGACTGGTAGAACCCGTTTGTGACTTCGAGCCACAGAGGCGAGGACGGTTTCGACTCGATAATCGATCCAAACTCCACACCCGCAGGGGTGAAGCTATACAGCACGTTAGAGGGGTTCGTCAGCCCACTAGAGATGAGATTCGTGGTCATGATAATCGACTGTGTCGGGGACACCTGGGGGGCAGTCGAGCTATACGTCGAATAGTTCGTGACCTGCTGAGCGGGTGGGTACGTGCCAGTAGAGAAACCTAGAAGGTCCCTGATGTTCGTTGAAGGGACAACGACCTGAGGCGTCAGAGTCGTGGCGGGGAAGGTCATGGAGGCGGGGTTCGTGTACCCTGTGGGAAGGGAGGTCGGCAGCTTGAAACAGTTGAGCTGGACGGCGTAATAGACAGCGTTCGTCAAGAGTTCAATGTAATACACATAGTTACCGCTAGCATCGAGCAGATAATGACCGTTGGAAATCATCTTAGATTGAATATAGCTGTTCAGGTCTGCGATTGAGTATGACCCATCTGGGATTAGGATCTGATGAGTTGTCGTACCCGTAGAGGTCGGCCAGATGTAGCTGAAGGAGTTGTTTCCTTGGGCGGCTGTGATGTTGTCCCAACTGTAATAGATACTAACGCTCTTCAGGGCTACCTCCTGGTCCTTGAAGGCACCGACAGACGGCGGTAAATCTACACGATAACGGGCGTTTTGGCTGCCGGGCACCACATGGGAGCTATTGATGATAACTGTACGCATCACTCGGGTCTATACCAAGGGACTAGAGATTTTTACTTTCGGTAGCTCTGGGCTTGCGTACGTGTCTTAAAGGATAAAAGCATTATGACAACATATGACAAGTACCAGACAGAGAGATTACAGCAAGGGCAAGATCTACAAGCTAGAATGCTTGATAACGGGGAAGGTGTACATCGGGTCTACGACGAAGGAGTATCTGAGTCAGAGACTGACAGCTCATAAAGCAGGTTTCAATCGCTGGCAAAAGGGTAAGAGTAACTACGTCTCATCATTTGATGTCGTTGAAGGAGGAAACTATGAGATTACTCTTCTCGAGCTATACCCATGCGGATCATGTGACGAGCTTCATGCCAAGGAGAGGGAGTGGATTGAAAAAATAACTTGTGTCAATAAAAAAATTCCTATTCGTACACAGGAAGAAACCAAGGAGTCCAAGAGAACACATAACAAGATATACCATCAGGATAATGCGGTAACCATTGCCGAGAGGAAACGAGGGTATATGAAGATGTACCAACAGAATAAGAAGGAACATATTGCGGACTACCAAAAGTCTTATTACGAAGCCAATAAAGACCGGCTCAAACAGTATAACAAAGAATGGCGAGAGAGAAGGAAAGCTGCACAGACCGCCTGAGTCTATCCCTTCTTGTAGGATGCACTCGCAATCTTCAGCACATCCTTGAGCTTCTTACCGGGGTTCTTAGCCATCTCGGAGCGGACATGTTTCATCCAGGC